TGAATAGAGTATTTGATAATCTTTATAATGAGGCTGAAGAATGAATTACGCTGAGTTAGTACAGTCGATACAAGACTTCACCGAAAATAACGAAACAACTTTTGTTGCTGAGATACCTACGTTTGTTAGACAAGCAGAGGAGTTAATATATAGATCTGTAATGCTTCCAGAACTTAGGAAGAATGTTACTGCTAATGTAACTATAAACAATCCATATGTTGCTAGACCATCAGACTTTTTAGCTCCATTCTCTTTTGCTGTAGTAGACGGCAGTAGTAATTATAACTTTCTTATTGAGAAAGATGTAAACTTTATGCGTGAGGCATATCCAAATCAATCAACAAGTGGACTGCCAAAGTATTACTCAGAGTTTGATGGGGATGTAACATCACCTAGTTCTCACGGAAACTTTATAGTGGCTCCAACACCAGACGCAACCTATGTAGTTCAATTGCACTATTATTTTGATCCACCTTCTATTGTTACTTCAAGCACTTCTTGGCTAGGGGATAATGCAGAACAAGCGTTGCTTTACGGAAGCTTGGTGAATGCGTATATCTTTATGAAGGGAGAACAAGATGTTCTTGCAATGTATAAAGAAAAGTATGATGAAGCTATGAGTAGGTTATTGGTGTTGGGTGAAGGTAGATTAAAAAGAGATAACTATCGTGATGGTCAGCCAAGGATGGATATGTAAATGTTTAAGATAGATGTAAGCGTACCACAGAATGAACAGATTGTAGGCGTTAGAACTACAGAGAACAGGGGATTTACTCCTGAAGAACTAGCAGAACAATGTGTAGAAAAGATTATTTCGGTTTCTGAAAATGCCCATCCAGGTATCAGAGATCAAGCTCATGCTTTCTCAAAGCATGTTGAGAAGCTTGTTGCATATTATATGAGACAGGCTATTCGTAGTGACCGCACAACAGTGCACAATGCAATTAAAGATGCGGGTCATCCCCAACTGGCTGAACTTATAAGGAGACTTTAACATGGCCTTTTCTGGAAACTTTATGTGTACTTCTTTTAAGCAAGAGTTGCTTGTAGGTAGTCACAATTTTACAAACTCAAGTGGCGACACTTTCAAACTAGCTCTGTACGACAACAATGCTTCTTTTAATGCTGCTACTACAGCGTATACGGCAACAAACGAAGTTGGTAACTCTGGCTCATATACAGCGGGTGGAGGAGCGTTAACCAACGTAACACCAACAACTTCTGGAACTACTGCTCTTACAGATTTTGCAGATAAGACATATACCTCTGCAACAATCACTGCTCGTGGTGCGTTGATTTATAACACAACTACAGGCGCAGGATCAAATACTACAGACACAGTTGTTGTATTAGACTTTGGATCTAACAAGTCTTCTACATCTGGTGACTTTCAGGTTGTATTCCCAACGGCTGACGCATCTAACGCGATTATCCGTATAGCATAAGGTAGTCTTCCCGTGACAAACATCACAGGTTGGGGACGTGGAACATGGGGCGAGGGTGCTTGGAATGAAGCTACCCCTGTTCGTGTGGGTCATACTCTCAATGGTTGGGGACAGCTAACTTGGGGTGAAACTTCTTGGGGTGGTGAGAAATCTACTCTTGCTGCAATGCAGGGTCAGGTTGGCACTGCTGTTGTTCGAGAAGATATATCAATATCTGTCACAGGTTTTGGTGTTACTGCTAGTGTCGGTAGCGCAATTGCCAAAGGTAACAACAGTGTAACTCCTGTTGGTCTTGCGGCTACAGGTGGTGTGGGTGACGTAACTCTTGTTACAGAACAGAACATCCCTGTTACAGGTCTACAAGGTCAAACCTTTGTAGGAAATGTAGTTGTTGTTCAAGGTGGCGGTATCAATGTTTCTGTCACTGGACTATCTGCAACTGCAACTGTTGGGGCAGGAACAAGTATTGTAATCAATGCGTATGTTCCACCTGTAGGTCTAGCAGCTACAGGCGGTGTTGGTTCTGTCACGATTAGCGAAGGTGTTGGTGTTGACGTAACGCCTACTGGCCTCGCGGCTACTGGCGGTGTTACAGGGCCAACTGTTTCAGGAGATGCACCAAATATAGCGGTTACAGGAATAGCCGCAACTGCTAGTGTTGGGGCAGTAACTCTCAACACATTCCAAAGAGTTCCTGTGTTCGCAGGAGACATGACTGCAACAGGTCAAGTTGGTAGCGTAACAATCGTTGCACCATCATCCGTGACTGTTACAGGTTTAAGCACTAGCGCAACTGTTGGATCTGTGTTAGTTTATGGTAATATAATTCCTGCTCCAGGAACATCTTGGTCTAATATTACGCCTAACCCCAACAATACATGGGCGGAAATTGATCCTACACCAGGAACAACTTGGACAGAAATAGCAGCGTAAAGGTAGGGAAAAATGGCAACCTATACAACAAATGGCGGTATCAAAAAGATTGCGACAGGTGATGAATCTGGAACATGGGGTACGTCAACAAATACAAACTTTGATATTATTGACCGCTTGGCGGTAGGTGTTGGAGATGTAACACTCTCAGGAACAACGCACACATTGACTACATCTGACGGTTCTGCATCTGACGGTCAGTATCATGTTCTTGTATTAGGTGGCTCACCGTCTGGCACAAATACCATTACGATAGCGCCCAATGACGTTAAACGGATATATCTTGTAAAGAATAACTCAGGTCAAACAGCCACATTCTCTCAAGGATCTGGCGCTAATATAAGCGTAACAAACGGCAAGTCTGCGATTATATACGCTGATGGCGCAGGTTCTGGCGCAGCGGTGGTAGATCTTACCTCCACGTTTGCTTCTGTACCTGTCACAGGCGGCTTACTAGCTGCAAACAATTTATCAGATGTTGCGAATGCAGGAACATCTAGATCGAACTTAGGGCTTGCAATAGGCACAAACGTGTTGGCTTATGACGCAAACCTACAGGCTTTTGTAACGGCTCTTACCCTACCTACGTCCGATGGGACAAACGGGCAAGCGTTGGTTACAAATGGTAGTGGTACTGTTAGTTTTGGCAGTGCTGGAATTGGAACTGGTAAGGCCATAGCTATGGCTATTGTTTTTGGTTAAAGGAGGCTAAGATATGGCTGCACCGAACATTGTAAATGTAAGCTCAATACTAGGAAAAACCGCAGTGGTTGCATTGGGTTCAACATCACAGACTACACTTCTAAGTAACGCATCATCGAGTGATAATGTTTTAAAAGTGAACATGATCCAAGTTGCAAACGTAGATGGCACAAATGCTTGTGACATAACTATAGATGTACACAGCGCGGCATCAGGTGGCGGCACAGCATACTCGCTTGTTGCAACCGTATCTGTTCCTGCTGACGCATCATTGATTGTGTTGGATAAGAGCACCGCAATTTATCTTGAAGAGAATACTTCGATAACTGCAACTGCGGGTACTGCAAGCGATTTAGAAGTAATTGTAAGCTACGAGCAAATCACCGACTAATAGGAGTCGCACATGGCTAGAGGTAGAGGCGGCTTTATAGGTCAAGACGGGCTGAATGCACCAGATAGCCCTACAGGTGTTAGTGCTACAGCAGGAGATACACAAGCAGATGTAAGCTTTACAGCGCCCACTGACGTAGGTGCTTCTGCAATAACTGGGTATCGGGCGCAGTCAAATACGGGCATAGGTGCTTCTGGTACTTCTTCTCCGATTGCAGTCACTGGTTTATCTAACGGCACAAGCTACACGTTTAACGTCTGGGCAATCAATGCGTTTGGCTACTCTGCGCCTAGTGATGCGAGTGGGAGTGTTAGTCCTGTAAGTCCCAGAGGTATATTCTTTGCAGGAACTGATGCTGCGGGTTCTCCAACAAACGTTATTGACTACATTACAATAACAAGCACGGGTAATGCTACTGATTTTGGGGACATTGATACAGTAAGAGCAAACTTTCGTGGTGCTTTTGGCTCATCAACAAGAGGTGTAGTTGGAGGAGGTGCGACCAGTCCACAAAATGTAATACAGTATATCACAATAGCTTCAACTGGTAATGCTTCTACTTTTGGTGACCTGTTAACTGGAACAACTCAAGGATCTGGTGCTTCAAGTGAAACTAGGGGTTTATTTTTTGGGGGTAATAACGGTGGTTCTAACAGTGATGTAATTGAGTATGTTACCATAGCGTCAACAGGAAACTCTCAAGATTTTGGTGATCTATCACAGGCTCGTGTAATACCTGGTTCTGCGGGTAGTACAACTAGGATTGTAAATGGTGGAGGGAGATCGGCTAATAACCCCTTTCCAAGGTATAATACAATTGACTATGTGACTATAGCTTCTACGGGCAACGCTACAGATTTTGGTGATTTAACAAATTCAAGACAAGGTACGGCTGCGGTTTCATCATCTACAAGAACAGCTTTCGGAGGTGGTTATGATGGTAGTAGCTCTCTCAATACTATAGATTATGTTACCACTGCCTCCACAGGCAACGCTACAGATTTTGGTGATTTGTCAGCACAAAATAGTCGGGCATTCGGGGCATCAAATAAAACAAGAGGTGTTTTTGCAGGAGGGTATGCAAGTAGTGTACAAAACGTAATTGAATATATTACTATAGCAAATACTGGTAACGTAACAGATTTTGGTGATCTTACAGTTAATAGATATGAAGGTTTTGGGTGTTCTAACGTTCACGGAGGGATTGCATAATGCCAAATTATCAAGGTGTATGGTCGCTCACAACGCAGATGCAGAATGCTAGTGCTTGGCCTAATTCTCCAGTAAGTGTTGAATATCTTGTCATTGCAGGCGGTGGCGGTGGCGGTAACAATAATAGTACTAACGCAGGCGGTGGCGGTGGAGCAGGCGGATATTTAACGTCTACTGTAGCTCTCTCTGGGGGGACACAATACACTGTAACCATTGGCGGTGGTGGAGCAGTAGATACCGCAGGAACTAATAGCGTTTTCGCAACTGTTACTTCTACAGGTGGTGGAGAGGGCGGAGGTACTTCGAGTCAAGTAGGTGGAAACGGTGGCTCTGGTGGCGGCGGCTCTGCGGAAGGAACTAATGCAGGGGGTACAGCAGTAGCAGGTCAAGGTAACGCGGGGGGTACAGGTATGGGCAGTTCTCCTTTTCGCGGTGGCGGCGGCGGCGGCGCGGGTGCAGCAGGAGCAAACGCATCTGATAGCGGAAATGGTGGTAATGGTCTTGCATCATCTATCACAGGTTCTTCTGTAACTCGTGCAGGCGGCGGCGGCGCAGGAACTGAAGCTAGCAGTGCGGGTACGGGAGGCACTGGTGGCGGCGGAAATGGGACATCAGGTAACTCTGGTACTTCGGGCGCAGGAACAACCAATACGGGTTCTGGCGGCGGTGGCGGTGGAGATTCCAATGTAGGTGGTGCAGGCGGTTCTGGGGTTGTCATCCTTAAAACTGTAGCAACGGCGGGGGCAACAACTGGATCACCTTCTGTTGCAGTATCAGGTGGATATAATATTTATACATTTACTGGTTCAGGGAGTATAACTTTCTAATGGCACACTTTGCAGAATTAGATGCGGATAACGTAGTTACACGAATAGTTGTAATTAATAATGCTGAACTTCTTGACGATAGTAGCGTAGAGCAAGAGGGTCTTGGCATATCATTTTGTCAATCTTTATTTGGAGGCACTTGGAAACAAACTAGCTACAACGGCAATCTTCGTAAAAATTTTGCAGGAGTTGGCTATTCTTATGATAGTGGCAAAGATGCTTTTATACCTCCTCAACCGTACTCTAGTTGGACTCTTAATGAAACGTCTTGTCAATGGGAAGCCCCTGTTTCATACCCGACTGATGACAATAAATACACATGGAACGAAGAAACAACTTCATGGGATGTAATTGAATGAGCGATAAACGATACGAGGCTAATATAATAAGAGCCACGGCTGTTGAGCCTGCTAATAACCTAGAGTCAACCTCTGCTCCAGGGGTGTGGTCAATAGACGAAGTTGTAGAGCTACAGAAGAAAAGCAAATGGCCTACGGTTGGGAACGCTATTAATAACGTCGATAGCCTTTTTTCAACATTCTTATATACTGGAACTGGTAATGCACTGACGATTACTAACAACATTGACCTAAGTGGCGAAGGTGGTTTGGTTTGGATAAAAGGTAGAAACGCTGCAAGAAATCATAGGTTGTTTGACTCAGGACGTGGCGTTTCAAATGGTTATCTTTCTAGCAATTTGACTAATGCAGCTAACTTTGAAAGCGATCAGTTAACAGCATTTAATAGTAATGGTTTTTCTATAGGGGGTAATCCTGATGTAAACAATAGTAGTAGTACCTATACTTCTTGGACATTTCGGAAGCAGGCTAAATTTTTTGACATTGTGACGTGGAGTGGTGACAATGCAAACAGCAGGGCAATATCACATAACTTAGGATGTGAAGTAGGTGCTATTCTTATAAAAAACTTAACAACATCTGAAAATTGGGTTGTATATCATAGAGGTGCAGGGTTATCAGGCTCCACCCCAAAATTTTTAAAATTAAATTCAACGGATGCATCAGAGGCTGATAGCGGAATAATACCTTCTGCACCAACAACTACTCAGTTTTATGTTTCCAATGCGCAGCAGACAAATGCAGGAGGCAGAACCTACGTAGCCTACCTATTCGCACACAACAATAATGACGGTGAGTTTGGCCCAGATCAAGATGAAGATATAATTAAGTGTGGGAGTTATGTTGGTACAGGATCTAGCATTGTATCTGTTGACTTAGGTTTTGAGCCTCAGTGGGTATTGATTAAAAAAGCAACTGCGGATGTGTCAGGCAACCAATCATATCAAAGTTGGGCTATACAGGATAGTATGAGAGGATTTACTAGCGGTCCTTATGCATCATCAAACGGATATAATAATATACTTTGGGCAAATGGGAGTGTGGCAGAAGGTAAACGAGGAAACTTGTCGGATAATGCAAATAGTGGAGTTCAATGGCATCCGACATCAACTGGTTTTGATGTTCCTGATGATAATAAGTCAGAATGTAATGAAAATAATATGACCTACATTTACATGGCAATACGTAGACCTCAAGCTACACCAACTGCTGCGAGTCAGTCTTTTGCTCTATACACAAGTAACGCGGGAACTACTGTGAACATTGGTTTTGTTCCTGATTTTTGGATTGGAGGAAATCGAGGTGGAACTGGAGGAACGGCCTCTCAATTTGTAATGGATCGTCCTCGTGGAGCTCCTTATTTAGGCACTTCAAGCACTGCCGCAGAAAATGGTACAAATGATCCTTTTTCAGGAGCAGCAACAAATACTTTTACGAATAATTCTACAGGTGGAAGTAGAATAGAGTGGATATGGCGTAGAGCCAGAGGCTATTTTGATATTGTCGCATTTACGGGAAACGGTGGTGGCAGTAGAAACATTACGCATAGCCTTGGATCAGCCCCAGGCATGTTGTGGTTAAAAAGACGAGATGGTAATTCCCCTTACGGCGATTGGTATGTTCAGCATACAGGCATAGCTGCTACAAATTATTTAAAATTAAATGAGAACAGTCCTCAAACAGGCTCACCCGATTCTTGGGATAGCACCTATGCATCTGCTGATGTGTTTAGAGTAGGGCCAGACAATAACGTTAATACTTATGAATATATCGTTTATTTATTTGGTAGTCTGTCAGGAATAAGCAAAATTGGAAGCTATACTGGATCAAGTTCTGGGGTTGTTACAGTTGATTGTGGTTTTACTAGTGGGGCTAGGTTTGTCTTAATAAAAAGATCGGCGGGTGACTCAGGAAATTGGTACGTTTACGATAGTGTTAGAGGGATAAACAGTGGTGCTGATGACCCGTATCTTTTCTTAGATACATCTGATGCAGAAGCCACTAACACAAACAACATAGAACCCCATAGTTCTGGATTTCAATTAACTCAACAAGGTTCAAACCCAATTAGCATTAATGGTGTTTCATACATCTTCTACGCAATCGCATAAGAAAGGAGTTTAGTCATGGGACTAATAAGAATAAGAGACACAAGCGAGGTAGTGACGGAAATAACCTTCCGCACTATGCACAAGAAAACTCGACCTGTTCTAGAGCCAACGCTCACAGCGGAACGTCTAGATGGTCTTGGTGCAGATCCTGTTATGGAAAGTGCTCAAGCCACAACTACAGCGCCTTACGAATATAGTTTTAGGTCGGGTGTAGCACAAGATTCTAATGGCAACTGGATGACAGTCAATTCTGTTGGGCCAGTGTTCACTGAGTACACAGACGATGATGGCAACGTACAATCGGTTGACGCACAAACTACAGCGTATCGTGCCAATGTAGATGCGACAGCCGCCGAAGGTGCAAGGTCTACTCGAACAACCCTGTTGGCAGAATCAGATTGGACACAAATGGCTGATACTGCTTTGAGCACAGAAAAGAAAGCTGAGTGGGTTACTTATCGTCAGGCACTTAGAGACTTGCCAAGCGCATCGGGATGGCCTCATACTCACACCATGCCAACGAAACCATCATAATGCCAAAAGATACCACAAATGAAATCGCGTTAACAACGCCTGACATTAAGATTCAGCTTCCACAAGCGAAGCCTGAATACAAATCTATGTTGGCAAACATTGCAGAAAAAGCGCCTGCAATCGCACAGGCATCTAGCAACTTCTATAAGTCTCATTCACAGATGATGAGTGTGACACTAGATGTAACTGCGATCACACCTATACGTTCTGTAAAGCATAGCCTTGCTGAGATAGAGAAAACAAAGGCAGCTTTGCAAGAGGGCTACTTCAGGATGAAGAAGGAAGAAGTAAAGCTCAAGAAGCTAGAGCGTAAGCTCCTAGAAGAAGAAGATGATCTTGAGCGAGAAATGCTTGAGGTAAAGATAAACGAAAAGCAGGCACAGGCGGCAAGCTCTCGTGGATATGTAGAAGGTGCAGTAAGAAAGCTAAACTTCTTTACTAATCAGTATGACAATCTGATGAAAAAGATCGGCAAGGATGAACTTACCGAAGAAGATTACGAGCTAGAAGAAATTAAGTACCACATTATGACGTGCATGAAGCAAGCACTTAACAGCGCAAGGCCGCGTAATGGTGTGATTGATGAAGGCAATATGATTTATTTATTTGATCTTGGTATCAATGCAGCGCAAGCACAGCTAGAAGTTATGTCGTACCTCAACTGGGAGAACGAGCTTGTTAAAAAAGGTCAAGCACCAGAGCATCATCACACGGTGCAATGGCTAGAGGCATGTGCAGAAAAATGGGCGCATTGCCCTGGAGACTTTGCAAACAGTCGTGGTTTTGATATCATGGACAGGACATCTTTGACTAATACCCCACAAATAGAGGATAAGAAAAATGGCACACAAAGTAGTAAAGTACAGACTAGAAAGTGACGGCACTATACCAACTTGGTTAAAGTTTGGTGTGTCGCAACAAACAGGCGGTATGTATGCGGTTGCAGACCCAGATACAGCTTCACCGCAAGATTGGATTATGATTGGCATTTCTGACGATGGCGCAGATATATCTGGTGCAATAGAAGAAATAACTTCACAAGCTAACTTACAGACGTATATTACTGAAATGACCGCAGCGCATAACTGGGTCGATCCTGCTCCAACAGAGGAAGATCCTGATGCTACAGTGCCTCGTGATGCGGCTGCACATGCAAAACGTGTTTGGGATGATTTAGACGCACTTAATGGATAAGTTCAATTGAACTAATTAGGACAACAGATGCCACTACAAAAACTTCAGTTCCGTCCAGGTGTCAACAGAGAGACAACCTCTTACACCAATGAGGGCGGTTGGTTTGATGTAGACAAGGTACGCTTTCGCTTTGGTATGCCTGAGAAGATTGGTGGTTGGCAGAAGTTTACGCCTGCATCTTACTTAGGCACAGCGAGAGCCATGCACCCTTGGGTTGGCTTAGATAACAGCCGACTAATAGGTATCGGCACGTCACTAAAGTACTACATCAACCAAGACAGTGGCTTGTTTAATGACGTTACCCCTCTGAGAATCACGACAGCAGCAGGGGATGTAACCTTTGCGGCAACTAATGGATCATCAGTAATTACTGTAACAGATGCGGCTCACGGGGCGGTGGTAAATGATTTTGTAACTTTTAGTGGCGCAGCTTCTCTTGGCGGCAACATAACCGCAGCCGTATTAAATCAAGAGTACAACATCACTGAAATAGTAAACACCAATAGCTATAAGATTGCCGCTCGTGCAGCAGGTACATCTATATCTAGCATAACTGTAAATGGAGCATTAGTTCCTAGCTTAGTAAGCGCAAGCGGATCAGACTCAGGCAACGGTGGCAGTTCTGTTGTGGGTGCTTATCAGGTTAGTGTTGGACTAGATACAACTGCAACAGGCGCGGGTTGGGGTGTCGGCACTTGGGGGCGTAACGGTTGGGGTCAGGCAGCTACCACACCTATTGTTACAAACACTCTGCGTATATGGTCACATGATAACTTTGGTGAAGATCTTCTTATCAACGTGCGTAATGGCGGTATATATTATTGGGACAAAACAAGTGGTCTCAGTGCTAGAGCAGTAAGCTTGGACTCTCTCGCAGGGTCTACTACTGCACCCACAATAGCTAAACAGATAATGGTCTCTGACAGAGACAGGCACATCATAGCGTTTGGCTGTGATTCAGAGCTTAATTCTGGAGTGCAAGATCCTTTGCTGATACGCTTCTCATCTCAAGAGTCTTTGACTGACTGGGCAACGAGACCAGACAATACAGCAGGGGAACTTAAAATAGGTTCTGGGTCTGAGATCGTTGCAGCCGTAGAAACAAGACAGCAGATACTTGTGTACACAGACGAGTCTCTCTACGCCATGCAGTTCTTAGGGCCACCATTTACGTTTGGTGTAAACCTTGTGTCAGAAAACACTACAATAATGGGGCCACTTTCCGCTATAGCTGTTGAGGACAACGTCTTCTGGATGGGTCTAAAAGAGTTCTACTCTTATGGTGGTACGGTGCAAAGATTACCCTGTACTGTAAGAGACTTTGTGTTTGATGACTTTAACTTACTACAACGAGAAAAGGTTGTAGCTGCAACTAATACAGCATTCTCTGAGATATGGTGGTTCTATCCATCTGCAAGCAGCGATGATAATGACAGGTATGTAGTCTACAACTACGAGCAACAGGTTTGGTATTATGGGGCACTTGCTAGAAGCTTTTGGATGGATCGTGGTATCTTCGACAACCCAATTGCAGCAGGGCCAAACAACTATCTCTACACTCAAGAGTTTGGATTTGATGACGATGGGTCTGCAATTACTGCATATATTGAATCAAGCCAAATGGACATAGGTGACGGAGATCAGTTTGCTTTTATCAAACGTATGATACCTGATCTTACCTTTCGAGGGTCTACAGCAGGTAGCCCATCTGCAAATTTAACAGTTAAAACCAGAAACTTTCCTGGGGGTAACTACTTACAAACAACATCTAGCGCAATAGCTAAGACGGCATCTGTGCCTGTAGAACAGTTTACAGATCAAGTTCATCTAAGATTGCGTGGACGTAGCTTTGCAATGCGTATTGAGTCTACAGCTTCTGGAGTTGGTTGGAGGTTAGGATCTCCAAGGCTTGATATACGCCCTGATGGGAGGAGGTAGTGTCCAGAAATCTTATTCTACCCTTCTTTGCTGTACCACCAACACAGTATGAACAGCAATATTTTGCTAACCTGACAAGAAGTTTTGCTGTATATATGGAACAGCAGCAGAACCCAGGTGAGGAAAGGGCTACAAAGCTTACGTTAACAGACTTACAGACTGATGATTCAGGTTTAGAAAATGGAGCATTGTTTCAACAACAAGGATTTGTTAAGATAGCATTAATCAATACACCGCATGTCCGTGGCTCTGGAGCAACAAGTGCGGTGGGAACGGTAACGGTGACAACGACATGAGTGATACAATTCTTACTATGAGCAACGGGTCTAAGTGGAGACCGTCAACATCTGTGGACACAGTACAGTGCCACAGTTGTGATAATTTAGTAGACACACCAGAAGAAGTTGCTACATACCCAGATGGAAATTGTCCTGACTGCGGAGAGTCTTGGACAGCAGAAACCAAACGGCACACGGCTATTACCGTGACCGCCCCAGAAGCAATATCAGGAGAAGCATAATGTCAGTGGCAAGCAGAAGAGCAGCTAGAAAAGCATCTGGTAGACGCGCACAAACTGCTAGAAAAAAAGCAGGTAAAAGTATAAAGTCTAGTTCTGCTGCTAAAAGAGCAAGATCTAGAGCTTCAGAAAGAAGAAGAGATAAAAGAAAAGCTGCTGATAGATCAGCTAAAAGAGCAGCGGCATCGGCAGCAGCAGCACGTTCCTCCAGATCGGGAGCAAAAACTGGTACTAACACAGCCGCAGCAGCAGCTAAGAGAAGAGATGCAGCAAGACCTAGTGTAAGAAGATCTAGTGCGGCAGCAGCAGCACGTTCATCTAGATCGGGAGCGAGAACTGGTGGATCTTCAACGACAGCAGCTCAAAGAAGATCAGCAGCTAATGCGGCGGCGGAAAAACGTTTAAGAAATCAATCAGCTCAACGTGCGGCGCAGCAAAAAGCAAGGCAGACAGAACAACAAAGAAGAACAGCAGGGGCTGCTAATAATGCAGCAGCAGTGCGAGCAGCAGATAGAAGGCGTGAACAAAGAAAAGCTTCTGGTCAGGCTGCTCAAAGAAGGGCAGCGTTAACTAAGAAATTTTCAAGTTCGGCAGCTAAAAATAGAGCAGCTAATGAAGCGGCAGCTAGATCCCTTGTTGGCGCAGGTTATCGCAATGTTGCAGGAGATAGGAACAAAAGCACTATAGGCCAACAGTTTATGAGTGGTATCCGTAATCTTGCGCGGGGGGAGACATTAGGCCCAGACACATCAGGTATGACAGCTAAAGAAAAGTTTGATGCTAATCCTGCAAGACAAGCTCAAGTAAGAAACAAACAAAGACGAAAAAAGAAAAGAAGAAATAGAGAAGAGGAGATAATACCCCCACAGCGTGATCCAGAAGTAGATTATGATTATATAGATGATGGTCCTTATATGGATGATTTCTATGAAGATGACTTCTATATGGATGACTATGAAGATGGAATGATGCCTAAAAGACCAAGGCGTAGACGCAGTATGCGTGGACGTAACTCAGGAATGAGAGGTGGATTAGGAGGCTTTGGTTATAGTCCTGCACTAATGCAGTATGAATCACAGCAAGGCGCAGGTCAGGTTCCGTATTACATGGCGGCAGCTAGGAACGCTCAGACTCCAAACATGAGTCCTGCATTTATGCATGCTGCTAGGAACTATGACATACTTGGTGGATCACAGAGGACTGCACCTCGTCCTATAGAAATGATGAGCGCAAGAGAACGTGCTGAAATCATGAACATGGGAAGCAACTTTAATACACCTAACTA